GCTGATATCTATATCAAACCCGCTCGTTCTATTAACTTCATAACATTAACTTTTGTTGCTACCCGTACTGGTGTTAGTTTTACAGAAGTAGGAGCATAAGAGAATGGCTAATATAGAAAATTTTAAAGCTAATTTATCTGGTGGTGGTGCAAGAGCTAACCAATTCAAAGTTGTCATGACATTCCCTGCAATTTCGATGGGTTCTGGTCTTGGTGAAGAATTTACATATCTATGTAAAGCAGCATCATTGCCAGGCACAACTATTGGAGCTGTTGAAGTTCCATTTAGAGGTCGTTTACTTAAAATTGCTGGTGATCGTACATATGATGATTGGGAAACCACTGTCATCAATGATACTGATTTTAATATCAGAAATGCAATGGAACGATGGATTGATGGTATGGATCGCACATTACTAGAACAAACTAATGTGACTAATCCTCTTATCTATCAATCATCGGCAATTGTTCATCAACTTGACCGTAATGGTTCAACATTAAAATCATATAAATTCCATGGAATGTGGCCAGCTACTATTGCTGCTATTGATCTAGGATATGACACTAATGATGCTATTGAGGAATTTTCGGTGACTTGGAAGTATAATTATTTTACATCACATACTACATTATAGTATTTAAATTATATAATAAAAATAGAAGGGGACTTAAGTCCCCTTTTTTTATGTCTTAACGATTGTTGGAAACTATTTTTGGTGTTTGTTCTGGATATTTAATAGCAGTATATGATGTTTGTGGTTCAGGTATTGCATCCCTTATTAACATAATAATACAGTAATATTTATCTTTCACTTGATGTGAAACAGATTCTACAAGCCATTTTCCAGATACTTTATCATCTCTCTCTGACTTACCACCTTTTAATGTACCTTTAACATCTGGTTTTGGAACATTCATTCTTATCACATCCCCTGCTTGTATACCAGACATACCACCTATTTTAAGTTTAGCTCTTTGTAAGTTTACAGAAAACATCTCAGCAGATCTTGCTAGTAATGTGTTCTCATAATCCAATCTTTCAAAATCCGGTATGTCTTGAAGTGTTTGATATGAATATTCTTCTGCAGATGATATCATAGTAATTGACGAATTTGGAAATGCTGATAGATTTCCACCATCAATATCTACTGGGCCAGTTGGTGACATTGGATAGTCATTTACAAATATATAATCAGCTTCGGTATCACCAAGGTATGCATCATGATAATTCCATATAGATACACCCCAATCCTTAGAACGAATATTATGTTTAATAAGAGTAGATCCATATGTACCTAGAGATGTATGTCTGAGTACATCTGCATCACTTTTAACTTCGAATTCAAAAGCTCGTGTGGCCTTTCTAGCTATAATTACATCCTTTTGTGCTTGTTCCTTTTCAACTCTAATTGTTATCTTAGAATCGTCCAAGTCTACCATATCAGATATAGATCTATAATGGAATGATTTTGTTGTTTGAAAAAATAAGAAGTTCGCATTCGCTGATAAAGAAGTTCTCGAAAATTGTGATAACATATTAATAGAGTCTACTGGTGATTTATTAGGAATAATCACTCTGTTGTTATTGTCAGTTTCCTCTAACCAAAGTGGCACTCCTGAGCTCAAATAATCAGTATATATATTTTTAACAATATCCGAATATGTGCCCTCAAACGATTTTGATATTTTAGTTCTCATATCTGTGAAGAAATCCGGCGACACTAATGAAAATGTATATCTACTTGATGTTTCATTAATCTTTTCTTTATTTTTAATCTTTGATACGGCAAGTCTAACATTTACATTATATTTAGATCCTTTTGTTCGAAATTTTATATATACTGGTTCTGTACCTGTTATATTTGCTTGGTTTACAAAATTCTTTCTATCTATTATAGTTATATCACCAGTAACAAAAGTGTTAAATATAGATTCATATAAATTGAAGGATTCAATAATTTCTGTTAAAATTACATCACCAACTTTTGTTTGTATTGCCACAGCTATTATTTCAAACTGTCCTGGCTCTTCTAATGTATTATTTTTTTCTAAGTCTGTTAATAATGTCATAGTAATGATTTAAATTCTTCAACAAAAATATTAATATATTCCGGTTTTATTATACGAATTCTCTGTTTTTCATTGTTTATTTTTTCTTCATATTCATAATTTGATATGGAGTTTATGGATCTATCAACTACATCCACCACACTTTCATCATATTCTTCATTTATAAGATTGCCGGTGTCATTTTCTAATAATAAAATATCATTCACTAAAGTATTATTACCTGATTCGAGTATTACATCAAAAAATACCATAGATTCCCAATCCAACACAGGTTTATCTACAATATCACCATCTTCATCTTCATAATGATGATCAATATAAATTTCATCAAGGGCATCATAACCATGATCAATTGAATTAAATTCCTTTATTGGATATTTTAAATCTACATAATTATTAAAATCTTCATTACTCATTGCCCAATCTTTATTAACATCAACAATATTATTAATTATTAATAATACCCAATGTAATTCTGAGTCGCCATATAGTTTATATGCTAATGCTTCTGGAGATTCATTATCTTTAATATCATAAATCTCATAAGCATTTTCATTAACTATATTAGTGAAGTTTAATATAACTCTAGTGAATATATTAACAATTTCTTTATTATTATATATTGTTTTTGGATGTAAAGAAAAATACATTATTATGCCCCGTATAGATTTTAGGAATTTACCATTTTATGTCTGATCGGTCTGTAAGACCCAACTCTTCAAACTGTAGTGATATTTCAAATTGAGTAGGGTATGCCTTGCCATCTGGGTCATAAAATGTTGTTCCTAATTCTTCGCCATATTTAACATTGACAGATTTGCAATAACAATAATCATATTCTGGGTAAGCTGTATTTCGATGTTCTCCCGCCATTCTAGTAACTTTAAATAATGATGGGAATTTATATGTAGAAAAGGATACATCCTCAGATGATTTCTCAGGTGAAGAATGTGATCGGAATGTATAAATTATACTTCTTATCCGATTACTTTCTTTTTCGTTTCTAGGAACGAATTTATGGTTCATTGTGAATGATCTTGATCCAGATGGCCCTGAATATTTTAATGACATTTTATCCGCCACAGTAGTACCAGTTATCGCACCTTGCAAGAAATCGGCTTTTAATTTTCTACCCGCACTGGCAACAATCGCAGCACTTGCATCAAATGTTCCTTCCGTGTTTCCTTTAACTACTGCGCCCACTATTTGCCCTTTTAATTTATCCATCATTCCACCCGCACCCTCTTGACTCCATCCTTGCGACTCTGTTAAATCGTGTTGGGAATCTGCAGATAATGCTATCGATGCAATAACCGATGTGCCTACATTAACACCATATACACCCTGAACTGCAGTTCCAGATCCTTGTGGTTTGAATTCAAAAATTTCATATTTCAACCATGTTGGTGATGCGGTGATATTATCAGGAAATCGTATCAGTCCGAGGGCTCCTAATTTCTGTAATTTCTGTGAATTTTGGTGGTTTTCTATCATGATAGCAATATTACGCGCCTGAGCAAGGCGTATCCTTTCACCTTCAGCTGAATCTCTACTCACAATTACAACCTTTTCATTAGGCATATATAACTCCTTCTATAAAATTTCTTATATTATATATCTATTTATACTAAATATCAGTATGAGTAAATATCATCAAGGAAAATATCAATTAAAATATCCTTCAAAGTATAAGGGGAAAAGGTCTAATATACATTATAGATCATCATGGGAATTAAAAATGATGAATTATCTAGATAATACTTCTGCAGTTATTGAATGGAACTCAGAAGAAATTGTAATACCGTATCTATCACCATTAGATAATAAATTTCATAGGTATTTTACAGATTTTTATGCTAAGATAAAAGATTCTAATGGAGATGTAATTAAATATGTTATAGAAGTTAAACCTAGAAAGGAACGTAAACCACCACGGAAATCAAAAAATAAAATAAGATATATCAAAGAAGTAAAAACATATGTGGTTAATCAAGCTAAATGGGAAGCCGCAGAAATGTGGTGTAATAAATATGGTTATAAATTTAAGATTCTTGATGAGATTGATCTAGGTATAAAATAGGTATAAATAGATGTATGGAATCACTTTTCGACAAATTACAAGCGAAAGCTTATAAAAAACAAATACCCGCACAAACTAAGCAATCTAGAGCGTGGTTTCGTGATCAAATCAAAAGTGTATCTGTCAAACAAGATGATTTATTAAAAGATAAAAACCTTGTTAATGAATCAAGGCCCCGGCCCGGAAGAATGTATACTTATCTATATGATGCGAAACATAAAGATACTTTACCATATTATGATAGGTTCCCATTAATTGTTATGGTTGGCCCTGCTAAAAAGGGGTTTTATGGAATTAATCTTCATTACCTACCATTACCACTTAGAGCAAAGTTTTTAGATGAACTTGTCAAGATAACTAATAATAAGAAATTTGATGAATCTACTAGGTTTAAAGCTTCATATAATTTCTTAATGAAATCGTCTAATATGGGAATGTTTAAACCATGTTTTAAACATTATTTAATGAATCATATTGATTCTAATATAAAATTTATATCTGCTGATCTCTGGGAAATTGCAACCTTTTTACCTACTGCTAGATTTAAAGGTGCAACCTCTCGTAAAGTTCATTCAGATTCAAGGAAATTAATAGGTTAATTATGCCATCAATATTAAGAGACGGTTATTCAATTGGTACACAAGTGTACACTGGTATTAATACTGGATACAATTTATTAAGCAATTTTCATCATCCAGCAAATAATCAAAATCTTGGACATCGTGGAGGATTGGATGCATTTGTATCCAGTATTAATAGTAAAGATCTAGCTAGAACCGCACATTTTAGGGTTGCAATATATCGTAGTAAATCACAAAAATTTAATAGCCGGTTTTCTTTAAACGATTTAACTAGAATTAATATGTTATGTGATTCTACAACTTTACCAGATGTGGCAACTGTCCCTATAACAGCATCTGTAGGATCAGAAGTGCCATATGATATTGTTAATAAAATAGCATACGCCACACAAAGTGCATCATTCTATGTTTCAAGTGATATGTTCCAAAAAAAGTTCTTTGATGATTGGATAGAATTGTCATATGTTAAATTTGCTGGACAGCCAGCATATTATGACGATTATACAACAACAATGGATATATTTCAACTTAAACATTCCCTTGATGAAAAATTAACTGGTGATAATGATTGGACATATAAAACTACTTTGTATAATGTATATCCAAAATCAGTATCACCTATGACTCTTGATTGGAGTTCAAGTAACGCAGTACAAAAAATATCAGTAACATTTCATTATACACATTGGGATTCTGAAACAAACTCCTAATAACCTTTGAGGAAAAATTATGGCTTTACCAGTATTAAAAGCACCAACCTATGAATTGACTTTACCATCAAATTCCAAAAAAATTAAATTTCGTTCATTCTTAGTTAAAGAAGAAAAATTATTAATGATCGCTAATGAAACTGGAGATGTGGAAGAAAGAAGAATTGCAATATCACAGATTATAGATAATTGTACATTTGGTAAATTGGATGCAGAGAGTATGCCAATATTTGATGTTGAGTATTTATTTCTAAAATTAAGATCAAAATCAATAGGTGAATTTGTTGATGTTAGAGTTTTATGTCCTGATGACAAAGAAACATACGCTGAAGTATCTGTTAACCTAGAAGATATTAAATGTAGAAAACCAAAAAAACGTGCAAATATCTTAAGTCTTAATGATGATGTTGGAGTAATTATGAAATA